TCTCGTACACGCGTACACACACTTGCACGGGGGGGGCGTGGGGGGGTGCGCCCCTATGCGCGTGTATGATTCTTATAGCCTGTGGCTGGAGGGGTGTTTTCCCATACCTTGGGTGACCATTGTCACAGTCCACATAGGGGGGGCACCTAGTTGTTTATGGGTCCCCTGTTAGTACTTTGCTATGAACCTTTAATCCATTTTTGATTTTTAGGTTGTGCTGTTTTGGTGGGTGACCATTTGACTTTGTCTGCCCAGTATGCTGCTGACATTGGTCCTTTGGCGATGTTGGATGAGTGGCGTGATTTGAACGCTTGGCGTTGTCCTGCTGTTTGGTTGGTTTTTACGCCTTGTTGTCCGAACCGTATTGTTTTGACTTTGTCTCCGCTACGTGCTACAACGATGTGGGATTTGGTTGGGTGGCTGGGGGTGCGTTTGGGTTTGTTGTATCCTGTGACTCCAGCCCTAGTTAGTCGTGGGTCTTTTGGTGTGGGCATTAGTTACCTCTTGCTTTACGTCCAGCAGTCTTTGCTGCTGGCGTGTTGGGCACAAACTGCTTACCAGCCTTTGTGCCTTCACGTTTCTTTTTGGTTGTAGCATTATATTCTGACGTAGACAATGCTTTGATTGCTTTTTTGGGCAGGTATCGTTCACCTGTTGCTTTGGGTCCTTGTGTGGATGGTTTACCTGATTTGGTTCCCCAGTCCTCTTTGGTCCATTTTTTCAGGTTTGATTGTGCTTTAGTTCTCGCACCAGTATATCCTCCACCAGCCTTCTTATATTCTTGTGCTAGTAGTTGTGCTTTACGTGCCGACCATTGTCCTGCGTTTCCACCTTTTGAACCAGCCATTATGCGGTTCTTTAAACGGTTTCTTAAACTAGGATTATTATATGGCTTAGGATTTGCCACTTTTCTTCTCTTTTTTCTTCATGCTAATTGATTCAGCCTTTTCATGTTTTTTACCTGATGAGTGTTTAGCACCAGCCATGATTTTGCCGTTTGGCATTTTGTGTGTCTTTTTCATAATGACTCAACCTCCAACACCATATCATATGGTATATGGCAAATGTCACCAACTGTTTCTAGGTCAGGTAACTCTGAACTTATAATGGACCCTGCGACAGTGACATATTGGTCTAAACAGTTTTTCCACAAGTGACCGTATGTAGTGACGATACATTCTTTCGGGTCATATGCCGACACGGACTCCCAAGGGTTTTCTCCACCGAAAGCGTCACGCCATTTAACTTTAACTGGTTGCCATGCATCTAGGCTGGACAGTTTGTATCGTATGTTTTCCATTACTAGTGTTTCATCCGTTCCATGTCTTGATGAACTTTGAATATCATTGCCAGCCCCACCGAAATAAGGATGCCCGTAACTAGGAAACCGCCGAGAAAGAAACCCACCATCTTCAACAACCACACTACTTGTCCTCGCTACGTATCCACTGGGAATGTGCTGCCGACAGGCAGCACATTAACTGTACTATATCTAGTATACATATCCGAACTCACTTAAGGTTCGTTCGGACAGTTTTTCTCTTACCCCCCCTATATCCCCCCCACCTGTTCCTTTTACTTGCACACTACAACCATCTACGGAACAACCCCACCACTAGTGATGAACGAACACGCAATCCTAGACCCACAACAAGAAAAATATCTCAACTGGCTACTAGTACCTGCCCCGAACCGAACACCCCGAACCCAAGAACAATACGCCAAACAAGAAGGCGTAGACCCAGCCACCGTAAGACGCTGGCAAAAAAAACCCCTATTCAAAGAAGAATGGGAAAAACGAGTCAAAGAACTACAAGGGTCCCCCGAACGCACCCAAAAACTATTAGACAACCTATACGAACGGTCCCTACAAGGGGACAACAAAGCAGCACAACTATATTTACAAGCAACCAACCGCCTAGCCCCAACTCAAGTTCAAGTAGAACACACACAAAAACTCACAGACATCTCAGACGAAGAACTTGATGCTCTTATTGGGTCATTTGCGGCGACAGAAAAGCAGCATAGACAAGAAGCAGGTAATGCAAGACCTAGTTGAATGCCCTAAGTGTGGTAGCGAATATCCTGCTTTGGCTTCACGTTGGGAATGCCCGTACTGTCATGAGGATAAACTAGCATCTAAGGAGAGGAAGTTTCATAATGAAGATTAAAACAATCATAATCCTAGGGTTTTTCATGGCTGCATGCAGCGACTCCTATAGATATCCTTGTCAAGACCCTGCAAAAGCGTACACTCCCGAATGTTCGTGTACGCCTAGGACCAAAAACAAGGCTCTTGGTGCTGTTCAGATTCCCACAACGGATGGTGTGCGTGGAGTTAACTGTTAATGGCTAAGAAAGAACGTTTAACAGAAGAACAACTAAACAGTCGTCTACGTTTCACCATTGGCGTTGTGCTTGCTGCTGTCCTTGCTGGTACTATGGGGTCAGTTCTGTATTCCCTTATTTATGTAACTCAACCTATGGAACAGTCACCTAATGATAAGGCTTTTTTTGATTTGATTACACCTATTGCAACGTTTCTTGTTGGTACCCTTAGCGGTGTTATGGTGTCGTCGGCTGGACGAAAGGATAAAAATGACAAACCACCAGCCGACTAATGACGCAATGTATTATGAATTGTCACAAATTTATGGTCCATACAAATCCTTGGGGGATTTGTTGGACATGTATTTCCAAGAATACGGTGAGATTTATCGTGGAAGTAAACAATTTGAATGGTATGATGCTACCGATGCCATAGGTACCACTGTTGGTGACTTGGCTAATAGTTATTGGAATGATGTTGATTATCTTTATAGCAATGTTCACCTAGAAGATGGAACAGACTTCTTAATGGAGGACGGCTATATTGTAGCCTTGGAAGTAGGGAACCTATAATGCCTATAAGTCCTAGTGATAAACGAATAACAGAATTACCTGAGGTAACTACTGTTGCAAACACTGACTTGTTTCTTTCTGTAACAGATGTTGCTACAACTCCTGTTAACAAACGTATTACTGCAGCAAACCTTGCAACATTTTTTGCTGGACATATATCTGTTTATAACACTATTACTGGTGCAGCAGGTTCTTTTGCTAGCGTGACAGTTGATTCTAATGGTGCTTTTACTTTTACTATCCCTACTGGTGCAACTGGTGCTACTGGTCCTGTTGGTTCACAGGGACCTACTGGCGCAACTGGACCTACAGGTGCTACGGGTCCTGCTGGACCTACTGGTTTAACTGGTGCCACTGGACCTACTGGACCTACTGGTCCAACAGGTCCGACTGGTCCTATTGGTCCTGATGGTCCTCAGGGTCCACAGGGCATTCAGGGTCTTACGGGTGCCACAGGAGCCACAGGACCTACTGGTTTGACAGGTGCGACTGGTCCACAAGGACCTGCAGGTCCACAAGGTATACAGGGCAACGTAGGACCTACTGGAGCGACTGGAGCCACTGGTGCTACTGGTGCTAACGGCAACACAATATTAAATGGCAGTGGTGCCCCAACATTGGCTACTGGTGTTGTTGGCGACTTTTATATTGATGTCACTGCTAATTATATTTATGGTCCTAAAACTAGTGGTTCTTGGGGTGCAGGTGTTTCCATTGTTGGTCCTACTGGACCAACAGGTGCTACAGGACCAACAGGGGCTACAGGTGCCACTGGTCCTACAGGTCCTACAGGGGCAGGTATGCCAGTTGGTTCTGTTGTACCGTTCGCTGGTGGCTCTGCACCTAGTGGATGGTTGCTTGCTTTTGGGCAAGCAATTTCTCGTTCAACATATTCTAGTTTGTTTGCAGTAATATCAACCACTTATGGAACTGGTGATGGTTCTACAACTTTCAACTTGCCTGACTTGCGTGGACGTGTTACTGCTGGCATAGACAACATGGGTGGTACTGACGCTGGACGTTTAAGTGCTGCTAATAGTCTTGGAACCACTGTCGGTGCCGAAACTGTTACGTTAACTTCTGCAGAGTCAGGTGTTCCTGCTCACTCGCATGCTAACACTGTTACGAACAATGCTGTTAACAGTGGTGGTCATTCAGTTGACCACTCACACTCATTCTCAACTGGTGGAATTAGTGCTAACCACACGCACTCAGTTGGTTATAACGTTCTTGGTTATGCTGGTGGTGGAAGCCTTCTTGCAGCGTCAGGTGGTTCAGCCACTTTTGCTACTGGTACCGTATCGTCAGACCACAGTCACTCTGGTGGTACTTCTGGGGTAAGTGCTAACCACAGTCACTCTGTCACAAGTAACGTTACTATTAGCAACGTTAATAATACTGCTGCTAATGCTGCTTCCGCACATAACAATATGCAACCAACAATGATACTTAATTATATTATTTATACTGGAGTATAATGCCTACATACGAAGAAATTGAACATACTATACTTCATGAAATAGAAGAAAGCCAAAAAGAACAAGACACTATAATCAGGGCTTATTTTTCTTGGCAAGCAGACCCAACTTCTATTGATGATGAAATGCTTTTAAAAGTTATACGATGGCGGCGCAATGGACTGCTGGTTTCTTGCGATTGGACACAAATACCTGATAGTGCCGTTGACAAGCAAGCATGGTTTGATTACCGCCAACAACTTAGAGATTTGCCATCTCAAAATGAAAACCCAAGATTGATTGTTTTCCCAACACCACCAGCATAAAATTTATGTTAGTGTTATCACTAACAAATAATGATAGGATGGTTCAATGAAAAAACTGACAGTTACCTTTATTTGTATTGCCATGTTTATTGTCCCTGTTAATGCAGTATCGGCAAAGAAGCATAAACTTCTTTGCCCTGATATGGCTAAAGTTACTAACACGATTGCTAAAGAAATTGGACAGAAGAAACGTATTGATTACATTATGTGGCGTGAATCACGATGCAACACTAAGGCTATTAACGAGGACGACCCGTACGGCGGTTCACTTGGTTTGTTTCAAATTAACCAGTACTGGTGCAAACGTTCTAAATCAACTGGTGAAGGTTTCCTGAAAGTGCGTGATGTCGTAGACAAGTGTACTGATTTGTATAACCCTAGAGTTCAAGCGCAGGCTTTTTTGGAAATATATAATTATGTTGATGACCGTTGGGATAACGGTTGGATTCCTTGGGGGTCTCCTTGGAGTTAGGTCAGTTACTTCAGGAAAAAGAATGGCGTTTATGTGTTGGTCCTGATAACGCTACGATTCAACAACAAGTTGAAGCGTTCAATCATTTCTGCGAAAACTATTGGTTCATTAAACATCCTGAACGTGGACGTATCAAGTTTGAGTTACGTGACGCACAGTTGGAAACCATTGAAACATGGATGACCGAACGTTACAGCGTCGTTCTTAAGGCACGTCAGATTGGCTTTTCTACTTTGGCTGCAGCGTATTCGTTTTGGTTAACATACTTTCGTCCCGATAGGTTTGTGATTATGTTGTCACGTACTGAACGTGAAGCAATGAAATTGTTGGCTAAGTCTAAGTATGGTTATAAGTTTCTTCCACCTTGGATGCGTGAACGAGGACCTAGAATGATTACTGACCATCAGTTGAAAATGATTTTCTCTAACGAATCGGCTATTGAATCATTGCCGTCGGGTTCCGACCCTGCTCGTGGTGAATCCGTGTACTTGGTTATTGTGGACGAATGGGCGTTCTTGCCTAACCCTGAAGAAGCGTGGGCTTCTATTGAACCTGTTGCTGACGTTGGTGGACGTGTTATTGGTTTGTCTACCGCTAACGGGTCAGGTAACTTTTTTCATAATCTTTGGGTTGGTTCACAAACTGGTAGCAACCAGTTTGTTGGAATCTTCTTCCCTTGGAACTCTGACGGTGAACGTGGTGACGACTGGTACGAAGCCAAATCCAAGAACATGCAACCTTGGCAGTTGCATCAGGAATATCCACGCTTCCCTGAGGAAGCGTTCATTAAGTCAGGTAACCCTGTTTTTGATATTGACATGTTGGATAACATGAGTACTGTTGAGGCTATGGCAACATATATTTATATGTCGCCTGATGGTGTTGAAGTTGAGTATGGCGAGGATGGTCCTTTTCATGTTTGGTATGAACCTGAACCCGATGGGGTTTATGTCGTTGGTGCGGACGTTGCGGAAGGTTTGTCGTATGGTGACTACAGTTCTGCTCACGTCATTGACGCTAGGGATGGGATTGTTGTTGCTCATTGGCATGGTCATATTGAACCCGATATGTTCGGTGAAACACTTTCGCATATTGGTGAATGGTATAATAAAGCGTTAATCGGAGTGGAAAATAACAATCACGGTTTAACAACTCTAAAGGCTTTGCAACGTACAGGTTATAAGAATATTTATAAGCAACGCAGGTTGGGGTTGGCTCGACCTGAGGCTACCGAAACTTTGGGTTGGCGTACAACCGTATCTAGTAAACCGTTGGCTATTGACGAGTTGTCTGCTGGGTTACGTGACGAAGCCATTATAGTATTGTGTGCGAGGACAATAGCCGAGTTGCGGACCTATGTCCGTAAGGAGAACGGTAAGATGGCTGGTTCTCCTCATGATGACAGGACAATGTCGCTGGCTATTACGGTTCAAATGATTAAATATGTGTGGTTACCTGAGTACCGTAGCGATACTACGGTACCAACTAATAGTCTTTTATGGTGGGAGCAGCACATTATGCACGAAGTTGGTGCTAATCGGGTACCATTGGGGGCACATAACATCCGTTCAGGGAACAATAATCTATAGTTATGAGTTATTCTTGCACCAAATGTGGCACCCACGTTAACGATATTGTACAAAGGCGTGGAGAAATCTGTTTCAAATGCCATGTCCGTACCATCAGTCTAGGTTTTACTTATGGTCAAGAGGAATTTCATGGTCCCACTATTGCTGAACGGCAACGTAAAACCGTTGCCGAGGCTAAGGCTAATGGGATTAATGCTGAACCAGTAGGGACTCGTTGGGTATAATATGTATTGGTTCGTACCTATTGTAGTTGCTGTAATTACTGGTCCAGTTGTAGTAATTCTACAAAAACTACGTAGCGAGAACACTAGCCAGCATGCTGAATCTAGAAGCCTGTTGGAACACATGGTTGTTAAGGTTGATAAAGTACACGATAAATTAGATGAACACATTAGGAGTCATAATGAATAAGTTAGTAGCCGAGTTGAAACCTATTTTGGAATCATATGTACGTGCAGCACTTGGTGCTGGGTTGGCTGTGTATCTTGCTGGCAACCATGATATCGGGGCTTTTGTCTCCGCTGCTGCTGCTGCGGTTCTGCCACCGCTGTTGCGTTGGTTGAACCCAAACGATGCAGGGTTTGGTCGCACTAAATAATGGCACGTAAATCCAGTCAAGACCAACTTAAGGATTACAGGCAACGTTTAGAAACATCTAAACGTTGGCGTAAAGAAGAAGGCTACGACGCTATGTGGCGGCGTTTAGTTGACCTGTATCGTGGCAGACAGTACGATTACTATAGCGAAGAAGATAGACTTCTTGTTAACGTAGTGTTTGCTACTGTTAACGTTATTGCGCCTAGCATTTCTGTTAACTACCCTAAGATTACTGTTAACTCTGTTAACCATGAGGATGCTGCTAAGGCTGTTATTGCTGAGGTTGTTGTAAACTATTGGTGGCGGTTCCGTGATATTCGTTCCGAGTTCCGTCGTAGTGTTAAAGACTTTGTCATGTTTGGTCATGGCTGGATGAAAGTTGGCTATAGGTTTGTTGAAGAAGAAGTTGTTGGCAATGACACCGATATCTCTGACGCTAATGTTGAAGGCAATGAGTCAACGCCTAATACAGTTATTCTTACTGATTCTCCTTTCGCTGAACGTGTTTCACCTTTTGATATTTTTGTGGACCCTGATGCTACTAGTATGCATGACATTAAGTGGATTGCTCAACGTATTCGCCGTCCATTAAAGGAAGTTAAATCGGACAAACGATATAATCGTTTGGCTCGTGAAGAAGCAGAAGCAATGACAGTTGGGCGTTATGCTGATGACCCTAGCCGTAAAAAGGTTAACGATAAGGGTTATGGGTACGCTGAGATTTGGGAATACTATGACGTGACTAACAAGTCTATGTCTGTGTTTTGTGCTGGTGGTGAACAGTTCCTTGTGAAGCCTATGAAGATGCCATATTCTTTTGGTCATCCTTTTGTAATGATTCGCAACTATGATGTTCCTGATTACTTCTACCCTATTGGGGACTTGGAACAGATTGAACCAATGCAACGTGAACTCAATGAGACACGTACGCAAATGATGAATCATCGTAAACGGTTCGCACGTAAATATCTTTACAAGGAATCTGCGTTTGACCAGTTGGGTCGTACGGCTCTTGAATCACAGGAAGATAACGTTATGGTTCCCGTCGTTTCAGACGAACCATTAACTAGTGTCATCGCCCCTATGCCTGCCGTTATTAACCCTCCTGAGTTTTATAATCAGTCAGAGTTAATTACTGGTGACATTGACCGTATCTCAGGCGTTACCGAGTATCAGCGTGGTGGCACACCTGAAATTAGACGTACTGCTACTGAGGCTAACTTGTTGCAGGACGCTGCTAACGCACGTACTGCAGATAAGTTGGCTACTATTGAGATGGCTATTTCTGAGGTTGGTCGTCGCATGGTTGCGTTGGCTCGCCAGTTCATGAGTGGTGAACAGGTTGCCCGTGTTATGGGCAAAGATGGTGAACCATTATGGGTACAGTATGACCGTGAATATCTTGAAGGTGACTTTGACTTTGAAGTAGTTGGCGGTTCAACTCAGCCTCATAATGAATCTTTCCGTCGCCAATCTGCTTTGCAGTTGGTGGACGCTATGGCACCGTTTGTTCAAACTGGTTTGGTGAACATGAAAGAGTTGGCTAGTTACGTGTTGCAGAATGGTTTTGGGATTAAGAACCCTGAAATATTTATGGCTGCACCACAACAACCTATGGGACCTGAAGCGCCTCAGGGACCCCCACAGGGTCCTGAGGGCGCACCTATGGGTCCTAGTGGCGGTATGCCACCTGAAATGATGGCAGCCTTGCAAGGTATGCAGGGACAACCACCAATCTAGGGAACAACGTTTTCTATATATAGAGCAACCATTTTCTACGGACTCTAGGAGAATATAAATATGAGCGACGAAGTCGCAGTATCAGCCGATGTGGAACCCCAAGGTGGGTCAACCGTTAGTTCGTCTGAGGTAAGTCAAGCACCTGATGTACCCATGTTGTCAGTGCAGGATTATGCGGATTACCGTGTACCTGTAAAGATGGATGGTGAGGAACTTCATATTCCTTTGACAGAAGCACTTGCTGGTTATCAGCGTCAATCAGATTACACTCGTAAGACGCAGGAACTAAGTCAGCAACGTGAACAATTACAGTTCGCTGCTGCTTTAGAATCTGCATTACAACGTGACCCTGAAGCAACGATTGATATGCTAACAAGACATTATGGTATCAGCCGTCAGGCTGCTACCAATATGGTTGATGAATTTGATGAAGAATCTATGGACCCTAGGGACCTAGAACTACGTCAACTTAATCAGCGTGTCTCTGCTTTTGAGGAGTACAAGTCTCAGCAGGAGATTGAACGAGAAGTATCTCGTTTGCAATCTAAGTATCAGGATTTTGACGTTAACGAGGTAGTGACTACCGCTTTGCGGTTGAACACTACTGACCTTGAAAGTACCTATAAGCAACTTGCGTTTGACAAAATTATGGCTCGGCAAGAAACTGAACGGTTAGCCAAGGAACGACAGGCTCAGGTTGAGGCTGGAGTTGTGCAGGCGAAACGTGAGGCTTCCGTTGTATCAGGTGGCTCTAGTGCTAGTAACACTACTAGTGCAGAACCTAATGTGCCTATAACTAGTTTGCGTGATGCTTGGGCGGCTGCCAAGAATCAATTAAATGCATCATTATAAAATCTAGTTTACCTTAGGAGGTAAATGTAATGTCTAACGCTAACTTTGACGCACTGTTGTCAACTACGCTTGCGAACTATCGTGACCAGTTGACAGACAACGTCTTTTCCGCACGTCCATTGACCTACTTCTTGCAAGACAAGGGTCGTATCCGCATGCTTAATGGTGGTACGAAAATTGTTGAGCCACTGATTTATGGTCAGAACTCTACTGTCGCATCGTACTCAGGTTATGACACTGTGTCGTTGACAGCACAAGACGGCATCACTGCTGCAGAATACGACTGGAAGCAGTACGCTGCTTCTATCGCAATCAGCGGTATTGAAGAAGCCAAGAACAATGGCGAACAAGAAGTCATTAACCTTCTTGAAGCCAAAATCATGCAGGCTGAAGAATCAATGCGTGAAGGTTTCAACCAAATGTTCTTTGCTGACGGCACTGGTAACAGTGGCAAAAACTGGAACGGTCTTGGCAACATTGTTGAGGCTTCGGGAACTGTTGGTGGCATTAACCGTGCTACTGCAGGTAACGAATACTGGCGTTCATATGAGGAAAACACTGCTGGTGCTTTGACACTTGCGCAGATGTCAACCGCATACAACACCACTTCTGTTGGTAACGACCATCCTGACATGATTCTTACGACTCAGACTTTGTTTGAAAAGTATGAGGCTTTGTTGCAACCACAGTTGCGTTACACCGACACAAAGACGGCTGACGCTGGTTTCCAAAACCTTCTGTTCAAGGCTGCCCCTGTTGCTTACGACGTTCATTGCACCGCTGGTGTAATGTACTTCTTGAACTCCAAATACCTCACACTTGTGGGTCACAGTGGCAAGTGGTTCTCACAAACCGCTTTCGTTCGTCCTGAGAACATGGACGCTTCGTACGCTTTGATTATGTGCTACGGCAACCTTACCTGCCGTAACGCTAAGAAGCAGGGTAAACTCACAGCCAAGACTGCGTAAGCATTCTAGCCTAGGGAACAAATAATATAATGGTGGGCAGGGATAAAAGCCCTGCCCACCATTTCTATATAAAGGAATAAACTGATGTCAATGAACCCTGATGAACTGGTAAGTTTTGCTAACATGTTTTCCAACCGTACTGGTGGACCTAGTGTTAAAAAGAAAAGTGCTGCTGCACGTCAACGTGCTAAAGCCAAAGGTTTAAAGAATGCTGCTTATGTGGCACTTGGTAAACCTGCAGGTAAAAAAGTTAAGCGTGTAGAAAAAGAACAGGGTACTCGTACCTCTACTAATAATAAGTCTAATAAAACTAAACCTTCTACTACTTTAGGCAAGAGTGCAACTTCTCCTTATGTTTCTGCAGGTGTGACTAAGTCTGTTAATGATGCTAAAGCAAAGGCTGCTGGCATGAAAAATGCTGCTGCTGTTGCATTGGGTAGTCCAATGAAGAAGCAACCTAGTGCTGGTTCAATCCGTGCTGCCGAATATAAGAATGCAGCGTATGTTGCTTTGGGTAGTCAGGCTAAAGCATCACCTAAAAAAACCACTAAGGTTACTACTGGTAATGGTCCAAGCAAACCTCGTGCCAATATTTGGTAATTTTTAATTAAAGGAAAACATAATGCCTAAAAAACCAATGACCGTTACTGACGCTTATAATAAAGCGAAACCTAAAGGTAAAACTTCTGCCCGTGAAAATGTTACTAGGTCGGGTCAGGGTTCAGGTAACCGTACTAAAACTACATCAGGTATGGGTTCGGGTAACCGCACTAGCCGTGCTTCTGTTGGTGCGGCAAGAGAAAAAGTAACTCGCACTGGTCAGGGTTCAGGCAATAAGGGTCCTAAGAAAAACAGTAAAAGTTTCTTAGACCGTGTTGGTGATATCGGTAAAACTGTTGGTCGTGTTGGCACAGCAGTTGTTAAAGATTCTGTTAACACTGTAACTAATCCTTTTGGTGCAGCGAAATCTACTATTGGTCAACTTGGCAAAGATGTTAAGAATAAAAACATTGCTGGCTTAGGTTTGGCTGCTGCAAGTATGATTCCTATTCCTGGTGCTAAAGGAAGTTCTGCTGCGATTAAAGCGGCAGGTGCCGCCAGTAAAGCGGCAACTGCCGCAAGCGCATTAAGCAAAGCAAGCAAAGCAGGTAAGGCAACTAAGACTTTGTCGCAGTTGGCTGATGATGCAATTAAGGCTGGGACTAAGGGTGCTAAAAAAGTTAAGCCAGTTCAAGGTATTACTGTTAAAAAAGGTGGCGGTAAATTTAAAACTGGTGGAGAATTTACACCACCTCCAAGTAAACCTAAACCTGCAGCATTTACCGATAATCTTTCATCTTCACAACGTGAACAATTAAAGAAAATTTTAAAAGAAAATAACGGTAGCCCATTAACTGCTAGCCAAATTGCGCAATTTGCAGATAAAGCAGGTGGCGATGTGGCTAGTTATTCTGCAAAAATTAGAGCGGCAACACCTAAGTTGAAACGAGAACTTGCACGTGATACGGTGAAACCTGTTTTGTCTAAGCCAGCCCCTAAGCCTGCTGGTACGCCAGCACCAAAACAGAAAGTTGATACAACTCCTAAAGTTGGGTCAGTTCCAAAACCTAAACCTAAACCTAAGCCTGCTGAAAAAACTATGGCTAAACCTGATGTGCCTAAAGTTTCTTCTGCCCAGTCAGAGTTAACTACAGCACGTGCTGAACTTGAAGCATTTAAAAAGACACATGGTGCAAAGTACCGTACTGTTAATGGGTTTAAACAACTGCAAAATAAGATTGCTGCTAAACAGCAAAAAGTTGCTAACGCTGCTAAGGGTAATGCTGGTGGTGTACGTCCTCAACGTGGTGTTAATCCTAGGACTATGACTAATGCACCAGTTAAGACTGGTGACGCACAACGTACTTACAGTAGCGTTGGGCGTTCAAATACTCCACGTAATGGTATGACTGAATCACCTAAGCCGAACAAGGGTCAGTATGAAGGTGACTTGTTGCGTGGACAAGCACGTAATGACGCAGCAAGAATGTCTAATCGTGGCTTGCGTGGTTCTAGCAGGGCTACTCGTGAAGGACGTACTGCCGAGAACAAGGCTAGAAATGTTGAAAACATTAAAATTCGTGAGAATGACCGCAAGGTAGCAAGGTACGAGGAGATGCGTCAGAAAGCATTGCAGTCTAAGAAGCCTAAGGATGTTGTGGCTGCTAAGAAGTATGCCGAGTTTTGGGGACTTAAGGGCATTAAGAGACTTAAGTAATTAGGAACAGAATTGTATAGTTGATGACTAATATTCAAGGTTCTGTCCCTGCTCATTCATTATATGGTTCTCCCGTCAGTGGGCAGCGTTTGGCTGCCCTTGACGGGGCACGTATTGCTGCCCCTAGTGGACCGTATGTTGGGCGTGGTAATAAGTGTTCGGCTAATGAGGATACCTGTGAGGGTATGCGAGCCAAGGGTACCGAGTTGTGCATGGGGCATTTGCGTTCTTCATTAAAGGATGGTGCTGATGGCGTATAATCAAATGACCGCAACCCAGTTGCGGTCTACTGTCCGTCAGATTACCGACTTGGATTCGGATGACTTACCTGATGGTTTGTTGAACCTTTATATTCGTGACGGCTATTATCGCATTTTGGATTTGGAGAAACGCTGGTCGTTTCTTGAAACCAGTTTCAACTTCAGTACTGTAGCCAACGTTCGTGCCTACGCTATTGCTGGGTTCACTGTTGACCCTATCAGCGAAGTTGTGTCCATTGTTGATAACACTCGTACTGGCTACAGGTTGGACATGGTTGGCTATGACATGGCTGAACAAACTTACAGTGGCGCATACGACACCAGTGGCGAACCTTTGTTTTATGCTGTGTGGAATGGCAACATTAATATTTACCCTAAGCCTAATAATGCACGGTTGTTGACGTGTCGTGGTTATCGTGAACCGATTGACTGGATTACTAATGATAATAATGTTGATGCGCCTGCGTCGTTGCATTTCCCGTTAGTGTATTATGCGGTGGCTCGTGTGTATCAGCAGATGGAAGATACGACGATGGCTACTATCTATAAGCAGTCTTTTGATGAGGGTGTGGCGTTGGCTCGTAAGAAACTTACGCAGCCAACCAGTCATGGGCAGTTGATTATGGCTCATGGGCAGACTCGTAATCGTCCTACTATGCAAGGTTGGTTGAAGTCTCTCGGTTCAACATTGGGTCAGTAGGTTACTGTGGAAATTTTTACACAGCAGGACTTTAGTGGTGGGTTGAATCTTAGGTCTGACCAGTTTCAACTTCAGGATAATGAATCTCCACGTATGTTGAACGTGGAGATTGACCCTCGTGGTGGTGTGTTTTCTCGTGGTGGTATGACACGTATTAATCCAACAAACGTGGCAGGGACATGGACACCGCAACGGTTAACACCTTTTTACGGTGACAGTAACTATGTGATGTTGTCTACTGACGTGAAGATTTATAAGTCTACTGGTGCTAACTTTTCTACGTTGCAGTATTCTGCTGGTAACGATATAACAATTATAAACGGTGCTACTAATCATGGTGCTGCTATGGCAGCGTGGGGTAACATTCTTTATATTTCTGCTGGTAGCAATGCTGCTAGTGCTAACTACTATTGGCGCACTGGTGACACGTATGCTACACCTATGGATGCTAGTGGTTCAGGTGCTAACCCTTGGCAGTCTGCTACTGCTACTAGTGCTAACCATTTACCTAGGGCGCAACATTTGTGTGTTCACGCTAGTAAAATGTTTGCTGCTAATACTAATGAGGGTGGTATACGTTTCCCTAATAGGTTGCGTTGGTCTAACGAGTTGGTTCCTGATTCGTGGCATCAAGAAAATTATATAGATTTTCTTGGTGGTGGTGATGGCATTACTGCTATTAAGGTTGTTAATGGTCAGTTGGTTATTTTTAAACCTCATGCAACATACTTGCTGTATGGTAGTGACACAACAACTTTTCAAGTTGTTGAAATATCTTCAAGCATTGGTGCATCTAGTGCCGACTGTGTTGTCGCTAGTGATACTGGATTATATTTTTATGCTGTAGGGCGTGGATTATTTTTCTTTGACGGCAACACTATTATTGATGCATTCAGGAACATCCGACCAATTTTGGATTTGAATTATGTTTCGGGTACAACAACTGATGGCGTTAGTTTGTCTTGGGTTGGTCGCCGTGTGTGGTTGTCTTTGCCGTATGCAACTAGCGGAACTATCCCTAGTTATGCAACGGTTAACTTTGTTCTTGACCCATCATTAAATGCTTACACAATGTTTAATACTACTGGTGGAAGTGCCGACCCTGTAACTGAAAGTTACGGGGTCATAGGTGGTACAGACTTTCGTGACTCCAGCAACAACGAGTTGCGTTTAATGTGCCATCCTACTGTTCCTGTTATTTTAGATGTTGATAACTATAATGTTGCTACAGATTCCATAATCAGCACTTCTAGTTTTGTTGGGTTTACTAGTTACTATCGGACTAAATGGTTTGATGGTGGGACATATATGCAAAAGAAAATGTTTCGCCGTCCTGATGTTGTCGTTAAAGAAGCCAGCGTTCAGCAGTCTATTAACGTTTTTGTTTACCATAACTTTGATGAGGCTATTGGTAACCATCGCAGGTCGTTTGCTTTAACGCAAACACCTGCCAGTATTTCTAATTGGGGTACAATGATTTGGGGTACAGGAACTTGGACTGCTGGTACCGCCAGTTCTACTGTGTTGACTGGCAAGAATCTTGGTCAAGCAAAGACAGTTCAACTAGAATTTGTTGGTCCTAATGAGAAACTTTGGGGCATTAACAGTATCGGATATAAATTTAATTCACGAAGGGTTGGTGGCTAATGGCTACTCTTAATATAGGTTACACGTTTGTCAACGCTACTCCAGCGGTAGCAAGTCAAGTTAACAGTAACTTTCAGGATGTCAAAACTTTTGCCGAAGGCATCTCTGCTGGAACTAATATTGATGCTGGTGCTATTGAGTTAACTAAACTATCTAGTAATGCTATACAGCAGTTAACTCCGTCGGGTTCTATTATGCAGTACGCTGGTACTGCAGCACCTACAGGGTGGATTCTGTGTGACGGTTCAGCGGTATCCACTACTACTTATGCTGCATTGTTTGCTGTTATTGGTACAGCATTTAACACCAGCGGTGGACAGACTGCGCCTGCTGGTGGTACGTTCCGTGTACCATTGTTGACTGGTCGTGTACCTGTTGGTCGTGACGCTAGCAATGCAGCGTTTGACGTGTTGGGTGAAACTGGTGGTTCCGCTACCAGTGTAGCATCACACACGCATACTGACGGCACGTTGGCTACTGCTACTTCTGTTACTGGTGTTAGCACCGTTACTGCTGGTGACCATATTCATAAAATTGACGGAGTCCAACAGAATGTTGTCAACACTTCGGATACTGCTAATTACATTCTTAACGTATTCAACTCAGATAACTTTGATACATCTACTGCTGGTGCGCATACACACGCTATTAGCGACCCAAGCCACAGCCATGATGTTACTGGTTCTACTGGTGTTGCTAGTGCTGAGGCAACTAACGGTAACCTTCAACCATACATTGTTGTTAACTACATAATCAAGGCATAATCATGAGTAGGAACTGGACATCACCATTATTGGGTACATTAAAAACTGCTGACGCTGTTGCTATCCAACAGATTGTTCAGTCTATTGCTGTAGAATTAAACAGACTTAGCCGTGAGGTTGAGGAGTTGCGTAAGAAGGTTGGAAATACTAATGGCGTATAATGATTATATTCTTTCCGAACAGGCTGCTTTACGTAAACGACAGCAGCAATCTATCGCTAACCAGCAAGCCCAGTTCTTAGGTCAGCAACGAGGTAACCGTAACCTAGCAAGTATTAACAAGAAGTATGAGGCTGGGTATCAGCCGTTGTTGAGCCAGTATGGGCAACGTGGGTTAGGTGGACCTAACGTGCAGTCGGGCATTATGCGTAGCGGCTTATCCAAGTATGCTGAAAGTTTACAGCAAGATTTAGGCAGAGAACAGCAGAACATCCAAGACGAGTTAAACAATATAACCCAGCAGGAACAAGGACAGCAGGCTGACTTAGAGGACTTTTTGGCGCAGTTGCGTCTAGAGAAACAACGTGCCATATTTGATAGCGCATCGGCTATCAAATCTATGGGTAGTTATTAGAACAGGTAGGACAATAGTATGGTTATGAGATTAAACCCTAGAACTGGTAGATATGAGGACGACGGCAAGGGTGCCCCTAAAACTGCGTATCCAACGTTTAACCCTAATGTTCCTAGTTATGATTATGTTAGTGGTGCTACTACAGCAAATGCTGATTTGCCTGACTCTGACCCTAACCGTATTGAAATCAGTGGCGTTGATGGTACTGGTAGTGGTGGTAGCCGTGTTAGCAACGCTGATGGTCGGCGTGGTGCTAATCAGGCTGCACGTATACAGCGTCGTGCTGGTCTGCGAGGGCAACAACAATACAACCAAGCATCACAAGATGTGTACCGTGCGTACCTTGATGCAATAGCACCTATCTACGGACAGCAAGAGCAGGCTACTGCTACGCAGAAGGCTGCCGCAATGGAGTTCCTTAATAAACAATTAGAGATGGCGCAAGGAAACATCACTAGGGCTAATCAGGATTGGAATACTGCTGGTGCGCCACAAACCGCAGCATATAGTGCTGCTCCTATAATGCAGTTGTCTCCGCAACAGAATGCTTTGGCTGCTGGTATTCAAGGTTTTGGTGCAAGCATGGACCCTGTTAATCAACAGTCCGCTAGTGACGCTGAGTACGCTAGGGCTACTGCAGAGTTGGCTCGGCGTTCAGCCGAGCAACTCAATCAGGGACAACAGAACTATATGAATGCTATTGGTCAGCAACGTGCTAGTGACTTGAATCAAACTCAGCAACAGTTGGCTTTGCAACAACTGTTGGGCAATACAAATATTAATGCTGAAGCAATGAAATCATTAAATGATATTACTGCCAATAGGTCACAAGCAGAAGTTTCAGGTTTGGATTTACAGTCGGCTTTGATTCAGAAAGGTATTGAGGCTGCTATGGCTGGACGTAATGCTGCTGCTGAAACACGTGCTGCTGGTGTCGCCAAGTATGGTTTGCCTGCTAAAAAGAAAACTGGTAGGAGAAAGTAATGGCTAAAAAGAAACCTAATTTTACCGAGCAACAAATAGTTGCCTATTTGTTGTCGGGTGGGAACGTTGACGAACTTACAAAGAATACCAAGATTAATACTAATCAGATTCTTAGTGCGATTATAAATAACCCTGAGTTGTTTACTAGTTTGCGTGGACAAGCAGAACAGCAGGCAGAAGGTTTGGATATGTTTAATCGGGATGCAAACTATCTTGCGCCTGAAGATTATATGGAGCCAACAAATAAATACACTTCAGGATATGAAAAGTTGAATCCTAAGGCTGCAAAATTTGCAAAAGAATATATGACTGGTGTCAAGATTATAGGTAACAACCCTGCTTATATCCAATCACATAGGGAAAATATGAAAGCGGCTGCAGAACAAAGTGGTATGGACCCTAAAGAAATTGACGAGTTGATGACCAAGTTTGAAGAAGAAGAAGAACCTTGGTTCAAGGAAGAAATGGAAGTTGACCGACAGAAACGTGAAATGCAGTTTAAAGGTTATACCGAACAACGCAAAGGATTGGGTTTAAAAAGTGGCGACAATCCTGTAGTTGCTGCAATGTCTAAGTTGACTGGTGGTTACGGTGAGTTGGCTGGTGTTGTTAGTCCTGATGTTACTTGGGAAAAATTTGCTGGCAATAAGGCTGTTGAACAACTTGCTAAAAACATTAGAACAAAAGGTAAAGCACCTAAAGGTGGCTTTACTAATGTGCGACAAGCAGATACAGCATTAGACACAACCAAGTCAAGCAAAGAGATGGACAAGCAAAGAAAAGAGTTTGTGCAAGGTTATCTTAATGTTGTTAAAAAGAAAGTACCTAAAGGACAAACACCATTTCAAACTGATATTAAAAAACTTTTACCATATTTGCAGTCAAACAATCCTTTTGGGAAGTAGTTAATGGTTGTATACAAGTCACCTTTTAAAACTCAATATCCGAAACCCACACCCGTTAGTGATAGTGGAACATCACCATCATCCAGTACATATGAATCAACTTTACAGATAAAGCCTTCAGGTAATAGTGGTACTTCTGTTAACAAAACTAGTTTTGATGATGAGAAAAGAAAACTAGATAAGTCTATTAAATCTGTTGCTAGCCGTATTAAAACTGCTGGTGATAAAAACGAGTACGAGAAAATTCTTGCTGAATTAAAACGTGTTGGTGCTGGTGGTAAAAACAAAACGTGGACTGATAATAAACTTTTTGGTGTGTTAAAGAACACAGTTTTAGATACTGCTCTTGGACCCCTTTATAGTGCAAGCAAAAATCCTGTTACTAAAGATATTATTGCTATGCCTAGCCGAACGGTTCAAAGTGTTGTTGATTATGCTTTTGCACAACCAGCAACAAACTTGACCAACATGGCTATTGCTGAAATTACTGGTAATGATAGTTGGAAAAAGAATGTTGAGTGGACTAGTTTTGGAAAGATGTTGTCACGTGCCCGTGACCCTGAATGGTCATTAAAGAAAGAGGACCGTTACAAAACTGGTGCTAAATGGTTTGACACTGCTATGGGGTTTGGTATTGATGTCGTTGCTGACCCTTTAACTTATACTGGTGTTGGCGAACTGCAATGGGCTGGTCGTGCAGGTCGTTCGGCATTGGCGTTAAAGTTTGGCGAAGAAGCAATGTTGAAGAAGTATCCGCAGATGGCAGGAAAACTTGATGACATTGTCCGTTACGGCACTGCTGCTATACCTAAAGAGATTCGTGCTGCTGAAGGCATCACGAATGGTATTCGTTTTGCTGGAAGCATTGTTCCAAATACTGAAACTGTTGCTGAAGGTTTAATCGCACCTGTCACTAGGACACGTACTGCTATTGGTGACTTTCTTTATAGAAGCGACAAAGGTAGGGCATTACAACAGGCTGTAGCACCAGCCAGTCGTAAGACTGGCGTTGTTGCTGGTGTTGGTTATCGTGGTAAAGACATGAATGTTCTTAGCGACGAACGTGTTATAAAAAATATATCAGGGACATCCGCTGACCGTTATGCTAAAGCGGCTGGTATTGCTTCTCATGGTAGGTGGATTGCTGAAGCGAAACCTTTAATTGATGCCGCTAGAGAGGCTGGCGTTATTGATGACATAGCGCAACTTATTGAGTCAGAAGTTGATAGGGCTGCTGCTGCCCCTGAAGCACGTGCTTTGGCTGAATCGTTTATGGCATGGCAAACAAAAGTTCGTGGTGAAGTCAATGAGGTTTACTCAAAGTTTGGTTTAAATTATGGTGTTGACACTAAAGAGGTTGGGTTTGTGGAGGATTATGTCCACCACAAACTAACTAAAGAAGCACGTAAATGGGTGTTAGGTCAAGGTAAACGTTATGCAGGTAGTTGGTTCCAAACTGCTGACCTTAGTATAAATGATTTGACTGGCGCTATTGGCGCTGTTCGTCACCGCAAACTTAAGGCTGGCGACAAATTTATGGGTGAGACTTTGCAGACTGGCACAATTAAAGAGATTAATGAAATTAGTATGCGCCCCGACAAGGCTGGTGTTAAGTGGTTTGAAACAGATTTAGGTTCTATTGCTGATGCGTATTCTTATTCAATGTCTAAGACAATGGGTAGAGAAGCATGGGCACGGCGTATGATGGACTTTGGTCCTGAGTATATTAAACCTTTAATTAAGAAAACTGTTCCTGATAAAATTCTTCAACGTGACTTGGGTATTATTCATGGCAAGTTGATTAGTGCGCAATTCAAATTGCGCAACGCTGTTTATATTGGTGGTAAAAGTATTGCTAAATTTGGCAGTGATTCAGTTGAACTTGCTGAAAAAGTTTTGAGGACACAAGGCAAGGCGGTAACTAAAAATGCTGCTGAAATTAAAAATACAGAAAAACTACTTAATGATGTTGAGGTTGCTTTAGTCCAATCGTATGAGGTAGCGAGGACAAAGTCGGTGGCGGAACGTGGTGCTTATGCTGATGTGCATAAAGCATTATATGATTTGCAACGTCGTTTACGTGCGGCTCTTAATTCCAGCGAAGATAGTCATGGTGCTGCGGTGCAGGTTCTTAAAGAACATTATGTAAAGTTGTTTCCTGATGCACGTAAAATTCCAGACAACCCTGACCGTTTGGCTGCGGATATTCTGCGCAAGAATAAAGTTAATGTTGCTAAAGAAACAAAACATATTGAGCAACGTATGGCTGACTTGTCCACGCAAATTGATGAATTGGCTCCGACTATTGAGAACGAAGAAACTCGTAGAGTTTTGATTGATGAGTTAAATGATTTACAGGACCATGTTGACGGTATCTCTGCTTTAACTATGGTACGTTTCAATGAGTCGTATTCACCTGATGGGTTTGTGTACGGTTATGTTGATGACTTCGGACCATTGCCTGAAGGTACTACAAATTATCGTAGGCTTACAACTTATCCACCTGATAATAATTTTGCTAATAACCCTGATGCTGTAGCAATGCATGCACCTGACCAAAGTACTTTGATTGATTTGCGTAATGGTGAAGATTTCCGTATGACAATAGGAAATCCTAATATGCCAAAGATTCTTACGGAATCTTTGAAGAATGCAAGAGTCATTGATTACATGGATACAGATTTTGAACAGCAAGCATTATCTTATTTTTCAGGAAATGACATTGACGAAGTCTTTGCTTTTAAACGTCCTGAGCAAGCAGAGTTAATTAAACTTATTGGTGACTTTGCTACGTTGCCTCAGGAAACATTTGACGAGGATACGCTTGTGATGATTTTTGATTCACTGGATGACCAGTTGCGTCATGTTGCGAACAATCCAACTCCTGCTGTTGGTGAAGAATTTTTTGAAGTTCCTGAAGAATTTTATGACGAGATAGATACTGTCGCAAAACAAATGATGGACGACATAATCGGCAACATGATTGCAGGCACCAACTATAATGGCATGATTATACCTAGTACTATTTCTAATGGTATGCATCCTGATTTGGTTGGCAAGTTTGATGTGTTGATGAAACCTGAATGGAGCAGAAGTGTTCCTAAGACTGGAACATTTATAAGTTCGGAAGAACCTGTACAGCGTGTGGCTGAAAGTACTTTGGTACAACGTATCCTTAATAGCGATTACGAAACCGTAAGTCTTGATACGCAACAACGCATTAGCGATGTTGCTGACAATTTGATGCAAGCAGAATTAACTGATGGACAAATTGAAGTTTTGGCTGCACAGCAACGTTCACTTTCTGCACAGAAAGGTGCTGTCACAAAAAGAAGTAATCGTACAGTCAAGGCTACTGAAGCAGCAATGGCTCAGTATGAGAAGTCTAAAACTATTAACGTTGTTATCAATGGTAAACGTACTGCGTTGACACGTGAACAAGGTTTGAAGATGATGGCTGACGTAGACAAGCAGGTCGCTAAGCAGGAGGCTGCTTTAGAAAAAGTTATTGCACAAATTGAACGTGACGCTGGTTTGCCACAGTTGTTGAAGAAGCAGGCTACTTATCAGGAACGTTTGCCTATGTTGTTTAATCAGGCTGAAGTATTGCAACGATGGAACGAAGAAGTCGGTGTCAAGTTGCAGGCTGAGATTGATAACTTGAATGCAATTCTTCTTCAGAAACCTAGCAAGAAGGCTGCTGGTATGCAGACTGGTGCGTGGGCTAAAAAAGTTCAAGCGTCCATTAAGGCTATAGATGTTCTTGGTCCTAATGATGGTAAGGCTTATGCCCGTGTTGTTAAACAGTTGCATGCTGATGAAGCAAAGTTGGCTATGTTAACGTACAACAAGTTGCCTGCTAACTTAATGGAAATTGATGCTGTCAAAAAAGGTTTTCTTGGTTCACCTACATTTCAGTATCAGGTGCAAAAAGGTTGGGAAGCAATCGCTGCTTTAGGTGTTCAAGTTCCTGACGAACTCATTTCTCAATGGGGACCTAACATAAGGAAGTTGGAAGATAAAGAAATCTTGAAGGCTTTGGATGGTCCGTATCGTTATTATACTCGTTTGTTTAAAACGTACGCTGTTGCATCTCCTGGTTTTGCTGTGCGTAACGCTATGTCTGCAACGTTTATGAACTATGTTGCTGGTGTTGAAACAAAGAATATTCTTGAAGGCGCACGTATGTCTTGGGCTATACAAAGGCATGGCGAAAACTGGCTAGAGAAAATGAATATACCAAAAGAGTTGCATGCATCTTACAGGAGGGCTTGGGATGTGACACGTGTAACTAGTCGTGGCTTTGGTGACTCGTTGGCTGAACCTGTTGTTGGTGGTGGCTTTGCTGAAGCAGTCATTAACAATAAATTCACTAGAGGGTTCGGCAAACTTAATGAGTTTACCGAACGTTCTATGCGTTTGCCGATGGCATTGGATTCTGTTTTGCGTGGACATTCCTTTGACCAAGCAGTTAACCGTGTCACTATGTACCATTTTGATTATACAGATTTGTCCTCGCTAGATAAGTTTATGCATAACATTGTACCGTTTTGGATTTGGACTAGTCGTAACCTGCCACTGCAGGTTGCGAGCCAATGGTCACGACCTAGCGCATACGCAACATACGAGAAACTTCAAGAGGCTAACCCTGTTGAAGAAGATATCTTTTTGCCTAAATGGTTATCAGTGATTAAGCCTATGGGTGTTACTGGCAATCTTGTTCTTGCGCCCGATATGCCTCAGGCAAGGTTGTCTCAAACACTTGAAAGCATGAACCCTTTAAACGCAAAGTTTATTGGACAGTTGAACCCACTGATTAAAGTACCAATAGAGTTAGCCGTTATAAATAAACAGGCTGCTATGGACATTCCTTTTAATCAGGACCGTGTGGTTGAGGCTAAAGGATTGGACGCTGCTCTTGCTTGGGTTGGTGAGAAAACTGGTATTGAACCTTTGGGTGGACGTGACCCTAAGACTGGCAAACTTATGGTTACACCTAAGGCACAGTACTTTGGTGGTGCAGTGTTGCCACCTATTGCGGTGTTACAACGTCTAGGTCAAGGTATTACTGGTGGCAATATAGGTGGTAAGGAATCCTATAAGGAGAGGACGTTATCGTCGTGGGCTAACTGGTTGGGTTTGCCTGTCAGGGAGATTGGTCCTGACCAACAGCGAAGCGAAGCAATCAGTCGCCAGTTTGAGGTGAAAGAGTTTGCAAAGATACTGGAAAAACAAGACAAACTTAAGAAGAAATAGGAACAAGGAACACTAGGGTATGACTGTTAATACTGATAACTTTTATAGTTGGCAACGTCCTGAGAAGAAGGATTACAAGCAGTTTAAAACTGCGAGTCCAAACATCTTGGCTATCAAGGATGCTGTACAGAAACGATGGGGCGGTACCAATCTTGGCATTTACGGTGAACGTGAAATACGTTCGGGTGGCTACCCGTCTACGCACTCATTTGGGGCAGCGTGGGACTGGCGCTATAAGACTCGTGCGGAAGGTGTCGCTGTTATCAAATGGCTAGTTGCCAACTCAAAAGAGTTGGGCATCCAAGCAGTGCATGACTATTATGGTTGTACCATTTGGCGTTCACATCGTGTAGCACCAGCCAAGGGTGGCTGGTTGAAACAGAAACCTGACTCTAGTGGCATGGGTGCTAAGTGGGCTGGATGGTTGCACATTGAGACAACCAAATCAGATTGGGCTAACGCTACACCTGTTCATGCACGTGGCGTTGAACTGCCAGCATAATCATTACGGACGGTCATCGTCTGCCATAGCATCCTTGAGTTCCTGCATGATGCGCCCGTACTCATGCATTGCTGCTCGCATGCTGACGGTGTCACCTAAGCATGCTTCTATCCAAGTCTTTAATAAACCCTTGGCATTGGCACGTGATATCAGTAACTCCAGTATGTACCCATTCTCGGAATCAGATATGACATGTTCAAATCTTTCTTCCAGTTCTGCCATGTCATCGGGACTAATGTCAAAGTCATCGGGTTCCATTACTGTTTACCTCTAGTTCTTTGAATTATGGGAATGACTTTGCGCATATCTTTTAAAGCACCAACGTATGCGTGAGGTACTTTAATTTCCTTTGATTCCGTTATCAGTTGTTCCACCATCTGCAACATTAGTTGTAGGTCCACTGGTGTTTGTGTCTTTGAGTTCGTCATAGATTGCCTCTGCGATTGCTGCGATTCTTTCACCCATTTGTGGGGTGTCCATGTCTAATGAAGTAATGATTGCGATTAAGGTAGCGAGAATGAAATTCTCGTTAACCCACATTTCGTTCTGCCCTAGTTTAACTAGAGTACCTACACCATCTTCACCGATACGGTTTGTCGTTGCTTTAATTTCCATCTTGTTCCAATTCTAATAAGAATGTTTTGTTGTTAAACATTACTGCTATCACTGCGTACCCCAGTATATCCATGTATGAATCCTTTAGGGATTCATTCATAGCGTTTTCTCCACGTTTCAACAGGTTGTTGACACGTGCAATCTTGTCGCATAAACGTACAGCGATTCCGATAGCACCGAACATGGAGATGTTGTTATGCCCGTAGTCATGTTGTTTGCTTACCAGCACACGCAACATTTGTTCGGCATCAAAAGGTTCCCTTTCATTAAGGATGTGCATTGCTTCTGTGCCTGCCCTAACGAACAGGTCTTGCACAATGTCAGGGTTGTCTGCGCCTGATAGTACCCACTCGCTAAGCGCAACAGCGATAGGGTCAAAGATGTTGCTGTCGGGTGATTGTTCCGATGCTTCTTCTTTAATGTACATTAACGCAGCCCATGCTGCGTCATCCCATGTATTCATCATGTATCCTTCTTTCATAAACGATTTGTTTGCGACCAGTTTAAGCATCAGGTTATCTAACGCTTTGTTTGTTTTACGCCAAGCATGAGACTTGGCTTTCGTGCCAAGTATCGGTGCTAGTTCCTCGTATGTATGTCTGTCGTAAAAGATTCCTTGCAATGCTTGTTGGTCTTGCGGAGACAACTCTAGCACTGCGTTTGCTACGATGTCTAAGAGTTCCCAGTTGGGTTCGTAGTCATCGGCACTGTCATAGTTGAATGGTTGCATTAGCAACTCTAGGTCGGTACGCCCCCCATGTTTATCTTCGGGTTCATACTTCATCATAGTCGGGGTTCACCATCAAGTCCTGTACATCTTCGGGCATCAGTAAGTATCCTTTGCATGGGTTGCCTGATTGCCATGCAAATTTTGTTAAAGTTTTCTTGTTGAATCTAGCCTTGTTCTTTTTTAAATAGCGTTTAATTCTAGCGACAGATATAATCAGGAACGCACCACCAGCGTTCCCGTCTAGTGTGTACACGTACACCCACCATGTAGCCTTGGTAACCATTAAACCTGAGGGTTGCCAATGTGCTTCACCGTTCTCGTTAACTCTGCGACGTGGGTTCTGCTCTGTCTCTAGCACCATCCTGCCGTTGCGGTACCTGTCTGTCTTTACTTCAAAGGCACCTGCTTGCATCGCTTCAATGAAATCTGATACAAGTTTTTCACCTTTCTTCCCGAACTTCAGGTCGGTGAAGAAGTCATGCTTGACAGCAGGGATGTCGTAGTCGCTGAGTTTACTCATTATGTTTTACCGCATACAGCCACACGACTTGCTTGTCGTCGTCCCATGCCACACCATTAAGACCATCCATAACTAGTTTCAAATAGTTATCAATGTCACCACGCAGCCGTGACTCAGGGTACTCCTCTGTTTCTCTGACGGTGATTACAGTTTCCTTCGGATGAAAGTCTACCTCTAGGGCGATTGCACCTGATAGGTGTGGACCGTTTGCTTCACGCCATATTGATGCGATGTTCTGTTCAGCCTCATGTGTGGCAACAGGTGTGAACACACGACCACGCCGACCTAGGCGTGGTCTGCCTTTGCTACGTGGAATACCTGCGACACTGATTGTAAACTCGTTCATAATGCACCGTTCTTTAATTGAATACCCGTGCTACTAGTTTATCAATCTCGTGTTCACTATTGGCACGAAGATGATACTTGCCCCACCGCTTGTCTGCGCTGGCTAGTATCACCTTGGTTTGCGACGGGTTCATACCGCAACGCACACATTCGTAACCTAGTTTGGTGATGGTGCTTGACCTGTCTCTGCCCTCTAGTGGACCGTCACGCCATATGACTTTACCTAGTGGACTAAGCACACTCATAGCGTCGGATAATGAACCGCAAGGTTCATAATCCTCCATGATTCGCTGTTCCTTTTGTGGTTCTCGGTAGAAACTAGCGAGTTCCGCAATGAGTTTGGCTGGCACACGATGTGCATCAGCAAGTTTAATGAAGTCATAGAACGACGTAGGGTTATCGTTGTCGTCCAGTACACGTCGCTTGTCTGTGTCTTGGTCGGCACAAGCATACGGCAACCGCACATAGTTACCGTACTGTCCTTTCGCTAGTGTCTCCTGCTTAGGGTTGACCTCTCGTGCTGGCACGTCGGCAACCTGATGCGCAACCAATAACATGCGTCGCATATCTGAAGCAGGGACAGGTTCGTCGGCAAATACCCACACATGGTAGCCTTTGGAACGTGAACGTTCCACCCATGACGTGACACCTGCAGCATGTAATGCTGCTTGTAATCTACGTGCCAACGTAATGTCCTCAATGTCAATGTCACTGCAACCCCATTGCACATAGTACGTCCCATTAAAAGGAACCATAGGGTACACACCGATGTATTCCATGCCCCACAAATGTTTGTCAAACACTTCTACGGTCAAGGGTTCCTTGACACACTTGCCTTCCTCATGTCCGTACACGTCGCCACGTCCACGAAAGAGTGAGATGAATATGTCACGTTCTTCTTGTTTATCAACACGCATAATGCTACCAATCTTCTAGCATCTTTAATTGTTCGGACTCCTGATAGATGTGTTCTTCCTCAACCTTCCAAGGTAACACATGGTTAGGCAGACGATTAAGTCTGCCAGTACCGTACTCAATCTCAAAGTCCATGTCGTCCAACAACGTAGATGCTGGGCGTTTACATTTAACTAGGTTGACAGTGAGTGTGTTCTCGTGGATACGCAGGTCGTAACGCAAACTATCCAGCCTTTCCAGCAAACGTTCCGTTTGGTTGCTACGTTCCAAACGTTCTTCAATGTCACGGATGTTTGATTCAATCTCAAACTTTTTACGACGCACACCGATGATATGTGTAGCCTGCTGTTCACCACCGTAAGCACCTGACGAGATGGTCATCTTGCGACCATCGGCACCTGCTGTACGTGATGACTGATGCAACACAAGCAACGGAATGTTGTGACGTTTACCGAACGCTTTAATGGTGTTCGCTTTGGATGGGACATCCTCGCCACCACCTTGCAACAACTCTAGGTAGTCAAACACCATTAAAGATGGTTGACCCCATAGGTCACGCACTTCACCCAACGCTTTCTCCATGTCATTAAGCGTCATCATTTGGTCAAACACTGCAAGGTTAGGGAAGTATTCGGTAGCGGTTTCTTTCAACAAGTTGATGGCTTGCTTGTCACCGTTAGCGATACGTTTCTCCAAGTCGTTAGCATCCACACCGTTAGTGACGCAGGCTAACTTGATTAAAGTTAGTGTGCGTGGTTCGTCGGGACAGAAGTAAATAACAGACTTGTCTTTGTTCGCCATAAGAATCTGCAACAAGAACAACGTCTTACCTGAATGGCTATAGCCGTTGATTATGCACATCTCTGATGGTGCTATGCCACGCATCTGTTCGTCTAGTTCTCTGAACCCCAAGTACACTCGGTCATTAGGTGACTGTGCCCAATGCACATAGTCATCGGCTGCTCGTGCCAGTGGTTCATAGAATTTGTTTTGTTTAATTGAGCCGTTAGACACGTCAGGCGTGGCGATTAACTCGCCACGCCCAACCATTGCCCAACGCTCCGATAACTCGGAAGCGTTTATCATTATGCCTTACTTTCTAGGTGCCCAAAAAGCATCTTCGCTAGAGGTTGACTTGAACCAAGGACGTTTCGGATTGGCGGCTAGCCCATCACGATTGTCCCACACTTCAGTGATGCCTTTCTTAGCGCACTCTGCATTCAACCATTCAGGGATAGGACCGTGTTGCTTGCCTTTAATGCGAACACCAAAGCCGTTGCCTGATGGTTGCGACACGACGGTTGAATCAGGGAACGCTTCCATAATCTTCTGCGTAGCAGTATTGATAATGGTTGCTGTCACTGCATTCGGGTCGTCTGTCATGCCATGCTTTTCAAGCAGGGCATCTGTTGTTGCTTCAAATGCGATGACCCAACTGGCAATGTTTGCCAGCACGTCATCGGTTTTCGGTGTTAACTCCGACGCAATTTTTGCTGCCACTTGCGTGACAATGGATTGGTCTTTGCTTATCATGTCAACCTCCTAAGGTTGTGTTTGTTGTTGAGAGTGTAAGCAGTGGAGCCGAGGAGGGACCATGACTACAGTGCTGAGTGTTCACTGTGTTGCCTATGGCGACTCCACTGCCTAGAACTAGTATACATATTGCTATTTGTTTTTTGTCATTCAAAGTTAATACTTAGCGGAGACAAGTCTGTCTCTGTTAAGTATGCACCTTTACATATTGACCAGTAAGAACACCACTTCTCACTGCATAAAGCACTCGTATCATTTAGTAACCAGTGCTTGTCCTCGCCAATGGCTAATGCCATTGTCACACTGGAAGAAACTATTTGTTGTAACCATGATGCGTGGCTAGTGTCACGCATTACAGTTACTATCTGTGCTTTTGGTTTCTCTTGACGAACCATCACCCCATACTTGAACTCTAGGGGAAACTTGCCGTCAATAGAATTGTTTACAGCCAACGTGTACACCGACGCTTGGATACTTGTTGATTGTTTTTCTTTAATGTTGTATGCACGGCTAGCGGTTTTCCAATCCCATACCACACCTGACGGTGTGACATAGTCCATCGTACCTTCCAACCATACTTCCCATCCACCCACCATTATACCTAATGGTGTCTTGAACTTATCTTCAACCCGACCACCGAACTCTACGTGTGGTTGGATATCGTTGTACCATGCAGTACACATGGACTCAATATAAATTTCGTACTTCTCAGGATTGATATTGGTTTCTTTCCACGATTCGGTTTCCTTTAATCCATTAAAGAAACCGATAGTGTACTCAACCATGTCAGGTAACGGTACGTCAGTACCGCTACCCAACACATGTTCAATACCAGCATGGACAGCAGTGCCCATGATGGTAGCGTCACTACCTGAACGCATCTCAGGTTTAGTCAACCCGAACCTTGCACGTTCAGGACAAATGACAATGTCATTCAACCATGATTGCCGTACATATAACCTTTGGTTATCATAATCCTGACGCATCTAACTTCTTTCTACGACGAGTGTGAGACACTGCACTTGGGCTGTACTTTACACCATAGGTGTCACTTATGGCTTTGACAATGTTAGGCGGTGTATAAATATACTCACCATACTCATCAACCTGCAACGCCATGTCATACAACATAGTCTGTGTAGGTCTGAACGAACCATACTTTTTTATGCGACGCTGTTCATAATACTTATGGAGTGTCTTTAAAGTAGACGCATTGATACCGTAGTCCCTAGCAATTTTCTTAATCAAAGGATTAGGTTTCATCAACTCATCCTCCATCTCAACGAGCATGTCTCTAGTGATTGTTGTAGTGCCACGACGGATAGTTATTGTGTCACTGAAATCTTCTATAGAAACATTAAGCACATCAAGTATTTCCACTAGTGGTGCATCGGAAACACTGAGGATATGGCACACCTCACGTCGTATAGTTTTCCATCTGTCCAACCTATTAGGCATGTCAAGTACCAGTGGATTAAACATTGAACGTAACGGCTGTGTTGTCCACGCATCGTAAGCAGTGACTAAGTCGTCAAGGTACGCTACTATCCCAGCCTTAGTCCAAGGCACACCATGACCACGTATATCACATATGACAGCACCCATCCACATGTTGTTAACAGCATCGTCAACAATAGGTGCATGCTGTTTGATTATGACATCACATAAACAAGCAGCATCATGACCAAGTACACCACACCCATCCATTACGACACCTCATCTTCACTAGGAGTGAACCATGTATCAAACTTACGCCACTTGGCAAGCACTTCTGTTGCACTGTCACCAGTGAAAGAGAACTGTGTACCATCCTCAGGAATGGTAACAGTGCAACGCACACGCCCATCATCCAATGTTTTAATCACTGTATAATCTGTTATCTTACCCATCATTTACCCACCTTTACCATAGAGATACGGACATTATGTTTACCACACGTAGGTGCCTCACGTAAATTCACATGCACTGTGATAGACGCTGGACATTTCGGACATTTATATTTACCCGATGGGGACAGGCTTGCGCCTGCCCCCACCTTGGATGCTGGTTTATTCTTTGTCATCTAAGTCTTTCTTTAATTGTGTAATGGCATGTGCTTCCATGCGGTTGCACAACTCCAACATGACAACCATTTCTTCCTCGGATAATTCTTCACCGTGTTCATTAAGACGGCAAATCATATCCATCATGTTGTCAATTTCTTCACGAGTTAACACACCATCCTCTTGACATTTCTGCAAGGCAATGGTCATGGTCATCGCTTCGTTGTACGCATTGCGTACCTTGTCGCTGAACCCATCGGTCAACCACTTCATGATGTTGTCAGGCAAATCATAATCATCACCATCGTACTCACCATTAGGAGACAGTGCCCACATTAAAACACAATCACCACGTAGTTCCTGACCAAACAACGCACTAGCATAGTAGTTGATAGGCAAATCCAAGATGAGTCCCTCATCATGGACGTAACCAACCATTGCTATCTCCCCGATAGAAGAGTCTTGACGTAGACGAACCACGTCAAAGCATCCTCCTATCTCACGTTGGATATCTTTATATCCATCAATGAACACTGCTTCAGGTTCAACACCTGTACCCGATGGTAGTAACGCACCAACCTTAATCATTTCTAACCTCCTAGGTTATTGTTGTTGTTTATTTAGAGAGACTTACAAGTAACGGCATACGATTATATTTAACACAATACTCACCGACCCACATGGCGTAGTGCCTAGTGTTTACAGTAGCAAAGAACATTACTTCAGTGCAACCCCAAACATCTGTACCGTACACTTGTACCATCCAGTTGCCGAAGCCAGTGTGATGAACCTTAATTAACTGTGGTTCCTGTGCATCCTCATTGAAAGCAGTAGTAGTCCACACTTTAGAGTTGCGCCACACTTTAATGTCACGTTGCCAACCATTGTACTCAAAGAGTAAATCATACAGTGTCATACCGACACCACTAGCACTGACAAGTAGCATGAATGCTACGAACGTCACGTTGTTCTCATCCCAATCATGAGATGGTGGCATAATGAATATGAACCACAAAGTGAACAGCAATCCACATGTTGTCCATGCTACGTTGAACTTCTTATACTTAAACATTACATTCTCCTTATGTTTGTTTGTTTAGTTTACTATAGGGGAGTGACATGGTGGGGGAGGGTCCCCACCATGTCACGGTATTCATATTAATCTTCGGACTCTATGAGTCCTAAGCCAGTGACGGTACTGACAACCCAACCAACAGGGTCCTTGATTATGTCGCCACTGCCACGTTGTAGCCGTTCAATCTTCACGTCTGCCTCCATAGGAGACAAGTCGGTAGGTGTACCGTAGCCACCACCCACACCCTGAGCCTTAGCGTTAGGTGATTGTTCTTGGATGCTGAACGTGAGCCGACGCAACATACTAGGATGAGCCAAGGCGAACATGACATTGTCAATGTCAAGCATTTCGGATGAGTCGTGAATCAGAACACGTGTTCCGAACAGTTTACTGTTGTGCCCTATAATGGAATCCTCACCCCAAATTTCCACACCAACACCCATCTTATGGATGGTGTCAATCAAAGCGCAGACAGCAACGCCACGAGCCATGATTTCCTCTTTCGGAATGGATGCTGAAGCCGTAAGGCTAACGTGAATCTTAATGACCCGACCCATCGTCGCTTCCAACACGGGGCTGAAAGCAATCATGTGTTCAGGAACACCCGACATGTACATGCCCATGTCAATCTCGGAGCCTGCCACGTCATTATAAGTTAGGAACTTATCGCTAATCTTGTCGGCAATACGTGACTCCAAGTCGTTGAACAATAGTTCAACGTCGGGGCGAACTTCCGTCCAACCATTATGAGCCAGTGTGCAAGCATCACCAAGAGACTTGGTGCCAGCGAACGATTCCGAATTACCATCGGACGACTGTGGATTAGGATTACTTTGAGCCATGTTAATGAACTCATGCATTGAATCAAACGATTCAACAACATACTTGCCTTCGTTGAATGTAAACATTGTGTACCTCCCAGTACGTGAGTTGATTATGGAATGATTACGGTAGTGATGGTGCCTCCTAGAAGGAGACACCATCAAGTACCTTGGCGGTTTGGTCAGGCTTCGTGCCTTTGAGTACGGCTTGTTCCAACACTTCCATGTTGGTGAAAGCACCCGACTTCAACATCTTGGCACCAATCATTGAAGCACGTGGTGAAACCACAATCTTCAATCCATGAGTGTCAACGTTGACACGGCACTTGCGGACAGTGGCAAGCCACTTCGTGGCGACTGCCTTCTCAAGCCCAACCGATGCAACCATTGCATCCTCAATCGCTTCGTCATAATGAATTTCCATTACAGCGAAGCGGTCCTTAGTAGCCGCATCAATCGGGTTGGCACCAACATACTGAGCAGTGGCACCAGTACCAAAGGTATTGCCACTGGCAACGACAATGAAATTGTCGTGACGAGTAACCATCCCATCGGGGAAAGCCATCTGCTTATTGGCAAGGGCACTGTTCAACACACCAAGAACATTGGGGTTGGCGTGGTCAATCTCATCAAGATTGAACACGTGACCAAACTCAAAAGCCTTGCGAAACTCAGTACTGACGTACCCTGTAGCATTCATGAAACCAACCAACGACGACTCTGTCGTCTGAGAGGTGCATGACTTGGAAGAGAACGGAATCCCTAAGGCTTCCGATGCCATCTCCGCAATGGAAGTCTTACCACTGCCAGCCTTGCCAACCATGAAAACATGGTTGCCACTAGCAAGATGAGCAAGCACCTTGGGGAATTGGTAGTGAGTCAACCCATCAACAACCTTTACAGGTTTGTTGGGGACATGAACCTCAATGATGTTCGGGATAACAGATGCAATCTGTTCCTTTAATGCCTCCATCTCGGCAGAGACAGCAATCGTTAGATTGTCTACGCCAATTTTGACATCGTCAACCTTACGGTTGACGGCATACACCATCGGGGTGACAATTTCCACGACTTCGTCCTTGTCAATGCCTCCTTTGGAGGCAAGTCGGACGGCATCCATTAAGTTTTGCATTGCAACGTCAACTTCAGTTGACGGTGTGGTTGGTTTTGGCATTGGCTCCTCCTCAGGGGCTGGTGTTGGTGTGGCGAATGGCTGACGATGCGGAGGCTTTGCCTCCTGTTCGGCATCCATCCAATTATTCAGTTTTTCTTGGATTCTATCCAAGTCCCACTTCATCGGTGGGGCACCGTAGAATTTGATTCCAGCAAAAGAACACGCTTTAATCAACGCATTCTTTTTCAGTGCAAGGTAGTGACGTTCATACTGAACGTTGGTGGCGATGACAGTGAAAGTCACCGTCTTGGTTTCCGTATTGATGGAATCAATACGTGGTGCTGGTAATGCTGACATGTTTTACCTCCTCAGGTAAATGTTATTTGGTTAAGAGATTGTTAAGACGAAACTTAAAAGTTTCGTGTGGAGTCCAAGTTGCCATTTGTTCATCTACGATGACCAAGGTGCCGATGTAACCGACAATGTCGGAACGATAATCGTAAGTGATTGTGGAACTTTCAGTTTCACAATCCCCTTCATCGTCCCAACTGTAATCAACATCTTCGTAGAAGTCGTTGAGATAGGTTTCGTCGTCAAAGTTAGCGACCAATTCTACGAATTGTTCCACCAACTCAACGCCGATAATGATGTGACTTTCAGTCAAGTCTAGGTTTTCCATAATGACCCTCCATTATGTGATTTCGGTGACCATCTCCGATGGTTACCGTGACGGCAACTTGCCGTAGTGCCAACTGGGATGATGAATCCCTGAACCCTAGGTTCAGTTGGCGGAGACAACCACTAGTTACTAGGAACTAGTGGCAACCCAACTCAATGACATTGCCGCTGGTGCCAACGTAGTTGGCATTGCCACCCTTACGAGTCATCCGAATTGGACAACCTTGCTTCGCAAAGATTGCGTTGATGCCTTCGGCATCACTTTTTGAATTCCAGCCAGTTGAGACTACTTTAGTAGTCCAACTGTCCCACACTCCAAAGTCGGCATCCCATGCAGAGTGAAACTCTGCCATGACAGTGTTCACTTTAGTGATAGTCCGACGACGGCAATTAGCATTGCCGAGCCACACGATGTCATCGGTAGATGACCACGTTGAAGCCTTCAATACTTGACCATCCTTGAACGATGTCACCGTAGGTGCTAAATCTTGAACTTTCATAATCCCTCCTCAGGGTTCTCGGTGACAAAGTCACCGTCTGTACACACTTGTGTACATAGTGCCCGTTCCCATTATATGCTATGGGTGACTAGACGAAGTCTAGGTGCCTACACACGGGCTGTCTAGGACGGCTAAGCACGAACTTCATCCCGACCAAAGGTCGGCACGTACACCGCACGTCCTAGGTGTGACCGTACACACGTATGTCCACGACACATGAATCAACGTTCCCCTTGTTGTGGGGGAACTCCCCATGTGCAACGGACACACTTGTGTACGTTCACCATGTGAGCCAACCGCATCACGGACGCTACTCACACTGCCCTGCCGTCAAGCACCACCAGTGACAAGCGACAGGTACAACAGCACCACATCGGTGACTGCCCCAAACAACGTAATCGGGGGGCAAACAAAAGTCAAGCCTTTGGCGAAAAAAACTTTTTTTGGGGCTTCGCCCCGTGCGTACACACATCATCACCCAAGCCGTACACACGTACACAGACTCGCTGTACACACCTGTGTACGTACACACGTACATACCTGTGTACGACTCCAAGGGTCGCTTCTCGTACACACGTGTGTGCGCAAGGCAACTTATTCGGCGGTTAACATGCATTTAATCGGCGGTTAAGTCCCTGATTATACGCTGTTTAAACGGCATCGGTCTCTCGTACACACGTACACACACTTGCACGGGGGGGGCGTGGGGGGGTGCGCCCCTATGCGCGTGTATGATTCTTATAGCCTGTGGCTGGAGGGGTGTTTTCCCATACCTTGGGTGACCATTGTCACAGTCCACCTAGGGGGGG